ATGTTCTCAATGAACTAGGCGGTGGAAGCTGGCTATGCGATATTAGATTTTTAGCAAATTCAGCAGTAGCAATAGACAAAATAGAAAATATCATCAAGCGTGGAAAAATTACGAAGTATCTTAACACTGGCAATGCAATTACAGACAAGCGTGTTTCTAAAATGCTGCAGGGGGTAGCATAATGACAAATCTACAAAAAGCAATAGCAGCAGCAACACTTATAAATACTCTTTTTAACGAGTATGAAGCAGGCGCATTAAACAGCACAGGCGAAAAAATTCGTAAGAAATGTGCAAAGTTCATGAGACAAAGAGCGAGTATTAACAGACAAGATTTTCTCACAGCAGTGACCGCAACTGATAAAGCATGGATAGCAACGATAAATCATTTTATAAAAGAAAAAATGAAGATTGAGGCAAAGACAACCATCGCAGCAGTTTATAACTACTTCGCTTCTGAAATGCAAAAGTTTCTAAAGCTTACAGAAAAGCAAATGGAGCAGTTCGCAATCATTTCAACAGATGATGCCGAAGCAGAGGCTAACAGTAGCACAGTGATTGATTATCTTGTCGAGGAGATGGGAATTGAAAAGAACAAGAGTGCATTCGCGGGTAAAAAGTTGATCATAAAAAACAATTTGATACTTGAGAGAAAACAAATAGCAGAGGGGTTTTAGGGATGAGTAATTTATTTGGAACAAAAAAGAAAAACAGTATTTCAAGCGTGAATTTATTTGTGGATGAAAGCACAAAGATTGAATTATATAACGACAACTTTCAAAACTTTAAGCGTTACAACATACCAAAGGCACAGCTTGTTGTTGCTGATATCCCGTACAATTTAGGGATAAACGCTTATGCTTCAAGCACAGAGTGGTACAAAGACGGAGACAACAAGAACGGAGAGAGTGAAAAAGCAGGTAAGGCGTTTTTTAACAGTGACTACAGTTTTAACATTGCAGAGTATATGCACTTCTGCTCAAAGCTACTCAAAAAAGAGCCAAAAGAGACAGGTAAAGCTCCAGCAATGATTGTCTTCTGCGCATTTGAACAGATGCAAACAGTTATAAAATATGGCGAAAAATACGGCTTTAAAAATAGCTATCCAATTACTTTTATAAAAGATTATTCTCCTCAAGTTTTAAAAGCAAATATGAAAGTTGTCGGTGCAACTGAATATGCTGTTGTGCTCTACAGAGAGAAGCTTCCAAAATTTAACAATAATGGGAAAATGGTTTTTAATTGGTTCAAGTGGAAAAAAGATGGGAAATCCTATCCTAAACTTCATCCAACACAGAAACCTATCGCCGTACTTGCAGAGCTTATTAGAATTTTTACAGATGAGGGCGATGTCGTAATTGATCCGTGTGCAGGAAGTGCATCAACACTAAGAGCGTGTGCAGAATTAAATAGACACTGTTATGGCTTTGAGATATCCCGTGAAATGTATAGAGACGCTAAAGAGAAAATGTTATGCGAGGTGGCGTAATGAAAAGACAACACTACGCAGACATAGGAAATTTCAAAGTGAACATGGTACGTGACGAAAACGGAAAGTTTATCCACTTTGTAGTTGTCGACAGAAACGGGGAGTTGGCTTTGAAAGAAAAGTTTGAGTTGGCAAGTGAAGCTATTGAGGCTGGATATAAAAAGTTTAAAGAGTTGGGGAGTTTGTTTTGAGACAAAAGACCTGCAAAAACAAAGAGTGTAAAAAGAAATTCACTCCTGAACGACAGATGCAAACAACATGCAGCATGGAATGTGCAATTAAGTACGCTCAGCAACTCAGAGATAAGCGTGAGGCGACAAAAAAGACGGAAGCAAGAAAAGCACTGCGAGAGTATAAAAAGAACGATAAGCCTATTTTATTGCAGTTGGCACAAAAGCTTGTTAATCAGTACATAAGACTAAGAGATAAAGGCTTACCGTGTATCAGCTGCGGTCATAACTTCAATAATGGAAGACAGGAACACGCAGGGCATTACATAGCAAGAAGTAAATCATCACTTCTTAGATTTGATGAGAGAAATATTAACACGCAATGTAATATCTGCAACGATCATTTAAGTGGGAATGTAGCGGAATACAGAGTAGGACTTATAAAAAAAATAGGCTTGAAAGAAGTTGAGTTTTTAGAGGACAATAAAACAGCACTAAAGACGTGGACGGTAGAAGAACTTCAAGCTGTTATTAGCACATATAGAAAAAAGGTAAAAGAGATAAAAATCAAGGGAGAAGGGTTAAAAATATGACGCCGGTAAAACAAAAGATAATTGAAGCAAAAGAGATTGTATATCAAGCAAAAGAAATTGTGTATGAGTTACTTAATACTCCTATGGATGATGAAAGCAAAGAAAAAGTTTTACAACTGTTTAGGCTTTTAAGATGAAGACTGAATTTAGTAGAAGTGATTTAGTTGAGATTTTAGGAAGTGCATCATACGCTAAATGTAATACTCTGAACAGACATAACTTAGGATATGCAAAAACAGTAAGAACATTCAATGAAAATGCAGCTAAGAACCATCGTGATGTGATAAGAAGTATTATTTTTTATAACACTGCCGAGTGTATAGAGTTTTTTGAGAATAAAATCAGAAAAGAAGAGTCTAATGCGATTGGAAGATTTAGATCACAGCACATAAAAAATTGGAACGAGATAGTAGAAGTTTTGAAGATTATAAAAGAGGAAAAGTAATGAGCATGGTAAGAGAAGAATTTGAGAGAGAAAACAAACATCCATTACTTAATGACGCGTCAAAGCACTATTCAATGTTTGACGGTGTTGAAGCAATAGAGAGAATGGAGCAGATGTTTACACGAGAGGAGTTGATGGCTTGGGCTAAATGCTCAGTGTTTAAGTATCGTTTGCGAATAGGGGCAAAAGATGCAGCAGACAAAGAAGTTAAAAAGATACAGACATACGAAGCATATTATAAATTTTTAAAAGGGAAAAAATCATGAATAAGAACCAGATAAGAACAAAGAAGAAACAAATAGAATTGATGGACAACGCAACACTTGAAAACTTTGCATTTACCGTACATACCGCAATGGGATTAAAGCAAGAGACTAAAGATGAACTGTTGAGAGCTATTGATATGAGGCAGAAAGAGTTAGCGAATAGTTTTAGTCTTGAGGTGGAGATGAGTGAAGTTAGGGAAGGGGAGCTATGAAAGCAGCAATGTTAAAATTAATCAAAAGCAAAAAGTGCAAGTGTTTGTCTTTAAAAGATAGAGATAAAATATTAAAGGTTTTAGATGGCGATTTCAACTCGTAAAAAGAATCTTGTTATTGCTGATTGGAAAACCGGAGCATATAGTTTAAATGCCCTTGCAAAAAAGCATAAAATTTCCGTTAATTCTGTTAAGAAAATTTGCACAAAAATACCCCAAGAAAACGCCGAAGTTGTTGAGCTTTGCACCATTGCAGAGAGTGCTAAAAAATGCACGAAAAATGCACAGGAGATTTTAGCAGTAGAGGAGGTAGTAAAAAATCGCCTTATGGTATATGATATTTCAAATACCATACTACAAGGAATAGAGAAGTTAGCCAAAGGTGGCAAAGCTCAGAAGGTAGTAACAGAGAGTTTAGGAGAAGCAGGGAGCAGTGCATCTGTTGTTGAGTATGACTTGCAGTCAAAAGACTATAAAGATTTACAGGATGCAGTCGATAAGGCATCTCTTACGCTTGGGGTAAACCAACGCTTTTCACAAAATCAGGTAAACATCCAAAACAATAACCAAAACAACCAACTGTCAAAAATAGACATTAACTTTTTAGACGAGGAATAGGATGCAGCTTGATATCCCACCAGTTTACAAGCCACTTTGGAAAGAAGAAGCAAGATTTTATTTTCTTAGAGGTGGGCGTGGTAGTGCTAAGAGTTGGGCTATGGCTGATTATCTTCTTGCGCATTTAGTACAAAACCCTGATTTAGATTTAGTTTGTCTTAGGGAAGTTCAAAAAAGTATTAAGCATTCATCTAAAAAGCTTTTGGCAGACAGAATAAACACATTGGGTCTTAATGATTATTTTGACGTATTACAGTCTGAGATAAGAATGAAGACGGGAAGCGGTGTTATTATATTTAACGGTCTTCAAGACCATACTGTAGATAGTATTAAATCTTTAGAGGGTTTTCATTACTGCTGGGTAGAAGAAGCACAGACAGTAAGTGAATATTCTTTTGAACTGCTTATCCCAACAATAAGATCCCAAGGAAATAAACTTTTTTTTACTTATAATCCAAAGAATGAGACAGACGCTATTGAGATTTTAAAAAAAGAACATGAAGAAGATGCTGTAATAATTCATTCCACATACTTAGATAACAACTTTGCACCTGAAAGCATAATAGAAGACGCGGAGAACATGAAGAAAAAACGACCTGCAAAATATAATCATATTTATTTAGGGCAGTTTGGAGAGGCTGAGGATCTTGTCTTTGAGAATGTTACATGTAGAGCCATAAAAGAAGATGAAATAAAAGAACTTGAATGTGTGCAAGGTTTGGACTTTGGCTACACAAACGATCCTACAACGTTTTGTATAAACTATATAGACACTGTGAATAAAAAGCTTTTTATCTATGACGGGTTTTATAAAAAAGGGCTTCTTAACTCTCAAATAGCAAACGAGATTAAAAAGCTAAATGCACATAAGCATATCATCTTTGCAGACAGTGCAGAGCCAAAGAGTATAGATACACTACGACTTGACGGCATAAGTAGAATAAGAGGTGCTATAAAAGGCAAGGACAGCATAAACGCCGGTATAGATTTCCTTCTTGATTATGAAATAATTATTAACGCTCACTTGAAAGAATTTATGGAAGAAGCACATAACTACACCTGGGCGATTGACAGAAAAACAAATAAACCTACAAATAAGCCGATAGATGACTTTAACCACTTTTGGGACAGCTGCAGATACAGCGTATCAGATAAAATCACTGCAAAATACACTCCAAAAACACCAGCATTAAGGATAAATATATGAATTTCCACCAGGTCAAACAACTTATACTGCAACAATGTGATATCAAAACAGATGAAGAAAGCTTTAACGAGATGGTTATGAAGCTTGTATATGGAAGTGAAAAAGCAAATGAAAAAGAGTTAATTTATCAAAGAGTAGCATCGCTTAGGAAGCTTGGGAATTCAAGAGCACAGACCGTTTGCTTGGTTCGCTATGAGTTTGCAAAGAGTGAGCGACAGGCATACAGACTTATAGAGGAGAGCGGGCATTATGACTAAAGATGAGATTGACGAACTGCTAAATGGCGTAGATAAGAATATTACAAAATTAACTAAAAAAGCATATGAACAGTTAATCGCAATGGTGCGAGATGGTATATCCCCTCAAGAAGCACGAAAGCAGATACAAGAGGCACTTTCAACCATTAATGAAGAGTCTGCTGCAATTATCGCCGCATCACTTAGTAATGTGCTCTCAACAACTGTAACAGCTGAGTATGTTAAGAACTTTGAAGTGCATGGAGTAAAGCTTTCAAAAAGGCTCTATGTAAATTCTCGTGATGTTGCATTGCAAACAACGAAAGTTATCAACGATGCAGTCAAGCAGAATAAAACCATTGCCGAGATATCAAAGCTTTTGTATGAGGGCTATGATTTTAAGTTGGACCCGTTACATGTAAAGGAAAAAAAGACTATTCCTAAATGGCTCAAGGAAGAACTGAATAAGCCACCATCGCAAAGAAGCTTTAAACAAGTGAGTACAATTAAAACAAAAGCCCTCAAAGCATCTTACACTCAAGCACTCAAGTCAAAAAGTTTTCAAGAACAACAGAAGCTACTTAAAAAGGCATTCTATGAAAAGAGCCGGTACTATGCAAATAGAATTGCGCAAAATGAAGTAATGAAGTCATACAGCATCGAGAGGGCTAAAATGTTAGCAGATGATGACGAGGTCGAGGTAGTGAAGCTTAGGATGTCTCAGACGCACGAGAGAGTGGATATCTGCGATTATCACGCTAGTGTTGATAAGTTTGGGCTTGGGAAAGGTGTCTATCCAAAAAGCAGAGCACCGATTCCACCTTTTCATCCATTCTGCAGATGTAGATTACAAGAGATTATCAGCAGAAGTGCAAAAGATGCGCATTATGACGCCAAAGCAGATAAAAAAGCCATGGAGAAGTTTAACTCATATGAAAGAAGATTGATAGTCGGTTCGCAAAGAAGACTTGATATGTTTTATAAGAGTGGGGATGTATTAAAAAGCTCTTATATGGGCTTTCCTATGTATATTGATGATATTAATAATGTTAGATACATTGGCGGTAAAATAAAAAGTAATACACAAAAAATGCAAGATTTTATTCCAGTAAAAACAATAAAAGATGCAGAGAATAGATTGAAATCTATAGGCATTGAAGATGTATCTCTAAAAGGTCTCAAAAAAGATGGATTAAATGCAGTTGTTAGAGCTTTTGAAGAAGAACATAAAATCTCACCAATCAAACTGTATAAAATCTCTACATACAGGAAAAAAACTGATGCGGCGAGAGCAGGGTATAGCGGAAGTCTAAAACAAATTAGAATTAATCTTGCACATATTGGGGACATAAAAGTAGAAGATATAGTCAGCTATGAAGAGCGAATAAAGGTGATTGAGCAGGATATTAAAGAGTGGACCGAAAAGTATTTAGGAAATGAAAAATATAATCAAAGAGATATAAGGCGTTTTTTAAATAGAAGCAAGGCAGAGATACATAAAACACGTGACAAGATACTATCTGGACAAAAAGCGAAAAAATGGAGTGTTTCTTCAAGATTTGAAAAAACAGAAGACAATCTTTATGCTACAATAAAGCATGAGATTGGACATCACAGACATGATGTATTTTTTAATTATGAAGATGTGTATCACGTTGATAAAATAAAAGCAGTTTCAGAATATTCAATAACAAACTACAAAGAGTACTTTGCAGAGCATTATTCTGAGTATAGAGTTAATGGAGCCGAGAATGTTCCAGAAAGGATGTTAAAACTTTTTAAGGAGATAGATAATGACAAGTGATAGATGCTATAACTGTAAACACTATTTTGGCGATCTTTCATGCTTGGCCTTTGAGAAAATACCAAGCGAGATAATATTAGGGAAAAACCCACATACAAAGCCACTAAAGAATCAAGACAACAGCCTTGTGTTTGTGAATAAAAACATAAGCAAAGAAGAGTATGAAAAGATACTGTTCCCCTCAGTTAAAGATTAACCCTCAACCTCAAAAACACTACAAAGCACCTTATATCCATCAAGTCTGTCTTCATCACTGATGGTGCTTTTCCATCGACAAAGAAACTCACTTGAAAGCTCAGGCACTATTGCATCACGTATCTCTTTTTCTAAGCCGTATAACTTCTCATAGATAGACTCCACACCATCATATTCATTCAAATCAAAGCCAAAGTATATTTTTACTGTGTTTTTTTCTTTTAGAAAGCCTATATCATCACTTGAAGATGCAACAATGCGGATGAGCGGGTAATCATCTGGAGAAATGTCATCCTCTAAACCAACCTTACATGTAGCAATATTTGGAATGAGTTCTAGTTTTGCTTTAATAGCTAAAAGTGCTTCATACATTATGCCCTCCCTATCTCTATGCTGTAGAGTGATTTTCCGCTTACTTCACGCTGAGTTTCTAATGCTGTGCTAAGAAGTGCATCATACTCTTTGGAATAAATCTTAAGTTTTTGGGCAAAGACGTCATCTGGTTTAGAGTTACACTCAAGGGATGTGATAATGTAACACTTGAGTATGGAGAGCTTTTCAAGATATGCGGTGTCTGTAATGCCTGTAAGTGATGCTTCATTGATAGCTCTTGTTTCTCTATCTTCTGTAATTCTCTTGGCTAGGTATTCGTCTGGGTATGTGTATTGTAGTGCCATTATTTAAGTTCCTTTTCTAGTTTGTTAAAAAATTCGGGTAGTTTCTTTAGTCCGTCATCAAGTGCGAGGGTTAGGAACGGATCGCCTTTGTAGCCTGGGTGGTGTATTACTTTTGCAAAAGCAAACCCAAAATGTTTATTTGCTCCGACTTTGTAGAGCTTAAAGACTCCTTTTTTAGATTGTTTTGCGAATTGTTTTGTGTTCTGAGTTGCCCATCTTAACGCTTTTCTTTTGTTTGGTTTGATTAAGTGCGGTTTAGTTCCCCAATGCACAAAGAGAGCATAAGGAGCTAGTTTTTTGTCTACTCCTACATAGTGCGCATTGCCTTGCTTGTGTAGAAACACAGCTTTCATCATTGCACCCGTCTTAGTATGCTTATCAGCTCTCTCTATGGCTTTATCATAGACATAATCTACAAACTCTTTCATAGTCTTGCTTTTATCTACATCCGCTAGCTTTTCAAAAGTTTGATTTATTTCGTCAAGTTCACTCTGGTTTATTTGTACCATTGTCTCTCACTTGTGCAAGTTCTTCTATCTCTTTTACTATCTGCTCTTTTTGAGAGTCTTCTAAACCTTCTAAGTCCATAAATGCAAGCTGTTCTTTTTTGATGGCTTCGTATGTTTTGCCGAGATTGTAGTTAAAGAGTGCATCTGCTGTCTCTATTTCTGTTTTTATATCTTTGATGTTAAAGTCCATAGGGTAGGAGACCTCTATTTTGTTCTCAATTTCTAACCATTTGCATACAATATCAAAACAATTACGCTCAAAGTCTTCAAGTCTTTGTGAGAAGTCAATAAGGGCTGAGTTTAAAGCCTGAAATCGGTACATCTTTGCAATACCGCTTTCATTCCCTGAACTTTCAAACACTTCCGTATGGGCGACTTTTTCTATTAAGTCCTCAAGCCTTTTAATCTCATCTTGATACACTTTAGCAGGTGCATCAGGTGGAGAGATAAATTCTGGTTTCTGGTTTTTATAAACAAGGACATTATTTACACCGACATTGAGGTCTTTTATATCATCAGCATTTTCTACATTATAAGTAAGAAGTGAAAAAGTTTGCCCTCTTAATATCTCATCAAGCTCGCTTCTAAGATTCATAATACGCTTTTGAATATCTGCAATCTGGACAAACTCTCCAACGTTTGGGAATGTGCCACTCTCACTAAACGCTACAACAGGGCAGCGACCTATGTTATGAACGCCACTCTCAATGATGTTTTTGTCTTTATCAAGAACACGCCACTCTGTCTTGTCATAGTATCTGTAAATGGTCTCGATATTAGTCTCTTTAAACGGCTCTGTATTGTCAACGCTAAATTCAAAGACAACCCACTCAAAATATCCGAACTTGTCAAGCTTGTAAGAGTGTATATTCTCAGGGAATACTTCTATAAAATAAGGAAGCATTCTATTCTCTACCTGCTCTTTAAGATTAGCTGCCTTTTGTTTTGGCATATCTATAATGCAGAGATTAGCACCTCTTACCTTTGCATTGATAGCAAAGTTTTGAATAAAGACATCAATAGAGTTATTCTTTAGATCAATATTTTTAAGTATCGGTTTTAACAGAGTGTTATTAATGTTGCGTCTTATGCTTTTTTGTGCAAGGTATGAGACAAATTGTTTAGCTTTTGGCTTCATATAGTTCACGCAGTATGCAAGCTCTTTTCTGTTTGTAAATTTGTCTTCATGCTCTCTTGCAAATTGCACTAGATAACTACTATCAAAACCCTCAAAAGCCTCTTTGGCAAAGTTCCAGCTACTTTTATAATCCATATCTTGCCTTTGTTATACATTTTTTAAAATATTAATCTTCTTTTCTGCCATTTTTTCGATTTATGACAACAAAGAGGTGTAAAGTTTTTTAAATTGACAGCTGGAGGGCTTAAAATTGTTAAAAATACTAACACAACTGCTAGAGGCAGGGAAGATTACAGAAGATGTTGCAAAAGAGATTGACGGAGATATTTCTCCTGAATTTTCTAAGCTAAGAGATGAGAGTGCATCTTGGAGAGTGAAATATCAGGACTTAAACAAAAGTTATGAGAGCGTTTCAAAAGCCAAAGATGAACTTGAGTCAAAGTTAGGCAGTTTTGATGAGCAGATAGTAAAAGCCAAAGAGGACGGTAAAAGTGAACTTGTAAAAGAGCTTGAGGCTCAAAAGTCACGATTGCAGGAGACACAGGCAACGCTTGAAGCAATATCAAAACAAAACAAAGAGCTAAAGATTGAGACGGCGTTAAAAAGTTCTCTTTCAAAGTTTGATGTAGTTGATACTGACTTAGTAGAAAACTATCTGAAAAATCTTGTTGCGTTAGACGGTGATAATTTGAAGTTCAAAGACGGCGAGAATGTTTTAAGCCTCGATGAGGGACTTTCAAAGTTTTTTGAATCTAAACCGAACTTGCTTAACCCAAAAGGGAATAGCGGAAGCGGTACGGATAATGGCGGCACAAGCTTTAAAGACAAAAGTTTTTCAGAGCTGAGCCTTGATGAAAAAACAGAGCTTTACAAAAAAGACAAAGCACTGTATGAAAAATTAAAAGGTGGTAACTAATTATGGGTACAAGACTAGCAGATATGATAATTCCTGACGTATGGAATGACTATATTTTAGAAAAGACGGCAGAGACGAACGTGTTGCTTAACAGCGGTATTTTAGCAAATGACGATGCAATTAAAACACTTGCAAATGGTGCGGGTGAGTTTGTAAATATGCCTTTCTTCCAAGATTTAACAGGAGAAGCTGAGCGTGGCGGCATCGGGTTTGATGGAACGGCACTTACACCTAAAAAAATCACAACACAAAAAGATGTAGCGGTTAAGATTTTCGGTGCGAACAGCTGGGATAGTTCAGACTTTGCAGGGCTTTTAAGTGGTGCAAAACCTATGGAAGCTATTGCAAGCCGTGTAACAGAGTTTTGGAACAGAGAGAAGCAACGTACCCTTATCGCTTCACTAGGCGGTGTGTTTGCTGGAGCGTTATCTTCTACTCACGTGCTTGATATTAGTGGTGGAACTGGTGCAGCGGCTGTTATTGACGCAGGCTCAACGATTGATGCTAAATCACTTCTTGGAGATAAGGCAGGTGGATTAACTGCTATGGCTATGCACTCAGCAACGTATGCGAAACTGCAAAAAGACCAGCTTATTGTATATGAGACAGTAGCAAATCAGCAAATTACAATCCCTACATACCTTGGGTATGCGGTAGTAGTAGATGATGGGCTTCCTGTAGATACTACTAACGGCATTTATACAACTTATTTGTTTGGCAATGGTGCAATAGGTTATGCAGATGTGGCACTTGGAGACATTGCAGTAGAGACAGACAGAGATACACTCGGCGGTGTTGATGTGCTTACTTCTCGTTCTGGTTTTATTATGCACCCACGCGGTGTTAAATGGGCTGTAACAACTGCAAACCCAACAAATGCAGATCTTGTAACTGATACAAACTGGGGCAAAGTATATGAAGATAAAAACATCCGTATGATTGCTTTTAAACATAAGTTAGCGTAAAAGGCTGACTTATGGGAATGATAAGTTTTAGAAAAAGAGCTGTTCAAGAAGAAGTTCAAGAAGAAGTTCAAGAAGAAGTTCAAGAAGAAGTTCAAGAAGAAGTTCAAGAAGAAGTTCAAGAAGAAGTTCAAGAAGAAGTTCAAGAAGAAGTTCAAGAAGAAGTTCAAG